TTATGATCGGTGAAACCGTAAGTTTCCTTAGTAAGGAATTCAGTCTCTTTGAAGTCTAATTTCAATGCATACTTTAAAGCACCAAAATCAAAGAATCTACTGTCAGTCATCGCAGATCTCAAAGAAGTGTAATCTGGCATACTAACATTAACACCAGTACAAACCATCTTAGTTGGAAATTGCAGCACTTGACTTAAGATACCTTGACTACCACCTTGATCAGGGTCTTCAATAGTTTCATTACCACCACCTTTATCAACATATCTTACAGTACTAAGACGGAAGTATTCTGGTATTGTTAACCAGTTATCTCCATCTTTACCAGGTAGGGCGTATCCTCTAAATTTACGAATAATGTCATATATGGTCATCGCATCTTTAGTGCTTTTTGGTACCATTTCCCAAGTCCAAGAATGTCCCCTGAAGTTTCCTTGGCCTTCGTATGTTGCTTCAGCGTATGGGTTGAATATTGTTTTATTAACTATTGAGCTTATTTGATTTCTATCAAGACTTACATCACCACCAGCAGTAGCAAGAGCAGCATTAATTACCTTAGTTGCTGCTTTATAACCTAATGCAGGCATTGCACCTTCTGCTGCTGTTTGAATACTATCGGCAAGTGAATCATCATTGAGATTACCAGTATCACCATCAACTAACTGTCCTGCTGCATCCATTAGGGCAGCACCAGTTTTCCCTAGTTCTACCTTACCCCAACCTTGTGAATGACTTTCAGATAGTGACTTGGGTAAATAGAGATATATCGAATCCAATCTTACATCCGATTTGTGGTCAAATACATCAAATTTTAGATAATCGATTACTTCAGTTGGGAAAGCTGCTCCATCTGTAATCGTTTCTCTACTACTTGCTGAATTTACCCCTATGGGTTTAGCACTTGGAAATACTAAAGGTTTCTCGTTTTTCGCCATGTCTTACAAAGGAAAGTTTCGACCATCAAACAAACATAAGTATAAAGGTGACCACACTAATGTTATTTATAGAAGTTTGTGGGAAAAGAAGTTCATGACTTGGTGTGACCGCAATAACAACGTATTGGAGTGGGGAAGTGAAGAGATTATTATTCCTTATAAGTCTCCTTTGGATAACAGGATTCACCGTTATTATCCTGATTTCTATGTCAGAGCGAGAACTAAGGATGGAAGAATCGCCAAATCGATCATCGAAATTAAACCAGCTGCACAAACTAAACCCCCTAAGCGTAAATCGCAGAAAGCAAGGACTTTTTTAACAGAAGTTAAGACTTGGAATGTAAATAGTGCTAAGTGGAGAGCAGCAAGACAGTTTTGTGCACATAAGAATATGCAATTTATCATACTGACCGAAAAACACTTAAATGTATGAGTATCTTCACAGACGTAAAAGACTTAGCAGGTGGTAAGTCACAGTCTAAACAATGGTATAGAGAGCAACTACAGTATGGACTGGAGGATTATACTGGTGGATTTATTGTGGGTGATATCATATTCTTCAATTATTCAGCCCAGACACCAGATTTGAAATTCTGGGATACATTCCCTATGGTACTAATCACAGATGTAGATTATGGGAAGAGGCAGTTCTCTGGTGGGAATATGCACTATTTGAGACCTAATAGTAGGAAAAGTATGGCAAATACCTGGGCTGCTGGTAGTATTTCATATCCTATGCGTTGCCACCATAAATACTTTATGAATAGTGTTACATCAGCATATAATGTACCTCAAGAAGAGTTGCGAGAGATGACACCACTCCCAGTGGAGCAATTTGTTATTAGACCCAAAGGACTTGGTAGAACTATGGAAGTCCCAAGTAGCATAATCTGGAGTAGATTAAAGTAATGCAAAACAGTTTTAACGATTTTAGACATCAGATTACGACTGGTAAACTCGAACCATCTAGGTCGAATCTTTATGGTGTCAAATTATATTCCCCTACATGCTTGCTGCATAATACTAAGTTTATCAATCAAGATAGGAAACATGCATTCCACTCCATGAATTACATGGCAGATTCAGTTACTATACCTGGTAAGAGAATACAAGATCAGAAGGTAGCAGCAGCATGGCAAGGTGCAGCATATTCACATGCTAGGATCCAGCAGCATGGTGATCTGGATATTACTTTCCTAACAGATAAGTATCAATATCATCGTCGATACTTTGAGCATTGGATGAACTGGTGTGCAGCAGATATGGAGAATAGATCAGGGATATATGAGGAGTATATTACTAACCTAATAATAACAAAGTGGGAACTTGGATCCCCTGTTAGTTGGGAAGGTATTGCAGATAACGGAGCAACATTTAGGACTAGACTTAACAGTGTGACTTCAGTTTGGCAATTCTTTGGAGCATGGCCCTATGACATGGGTGGAGCAACATATACTAATGGTCCTTCACAGTTAGTTAAGTTTAGTGTTAAGTTCAAGCATGAAAGATATAGGTTTGATGGTGTTGGTACTGAAGCTTTGGGTCTTAACACCCCAGATAGATATGTTAATAGTGCCACATCTGGAATAGATTCAGTTGGAATTCCTTCAGCACAAACAGATGCAGCTCAATTTGGTGTCTAAATAGAAATATAATAATGCAATCGTTATGCCATTACCTAAGTTAGCCATACCTGAGTATGAAGCGACCTTGCCTGTTACAGGCACTAAAATATCATATAGACCCTTCCTAGTTAAGGAAGAGAAACTACTCTATCTTGCTATGGAGTCGCAAGACAACAAGCAGATGGTCAAAGCAGTGAAGACTATCATTAAGAACTGTACTAACCTAAAGACTAAGGTTGAGTCTCTCTCTACTTTTGAGATTGAATATATCTTCCTTAAGATTAGATCTGTTGCAGTTGGTGAGACAAGTGAATTTAAAGTCACATGTCCAGATGATGAGAAAACTCAAGTGGATGTAGTTATTCCTCTTGCACAAGTCAACGTTAATATCCCAGATGGTCACAATTCTGAGATTGATTTGGATGGGAATGTAGGTGTGAAGATGAAGTATCCTTCATTGGATGTCTTTATTCAACAAAACCTATCGGATGACCCTGATATAGAGGATGTATTTGAATTAGCTGCAGGATGTATTGACCAGGTCTATGATAAAGAAGAAGTCTATGACACCTTTACTAAGAAGGAAGCACTAGAATTCTTGGAAGATCTAAATGCAGATCAGTTTGGTAAGATTCAAAATTTCTTTGAGACTATGCCTAAACTGTCTTATAAATTAAAGGTAACAAACCCTAATACAAAGGTTGAGAGTGAGTTGGTACTGGAGGGACTAGCAAGTTTTTTCGAGTAGCGTTAATGCATGACAGTCTTGAGAATTACTACAAGACTAACTTCGCATTAATGCAACACCACAAATACTCTCTGACTGAATTAGAAAACATGATACCGTGGGAACGTGATGTATATGTGAACCTTCTTATTGCTCATATCCAAGAGGAAGAAAGAAGACAAAAACAAGACGAAAATAAAATGTCTCTCTAATGGCAATTAAGAGTTACGTCAAAATTAAACCCATCAAGGAAGATGGTGCCTATTCTGGAACTTTCAATCAGATTCGGAAGGGTATCAATCGTACAGGTAAGACAGTAACTAGTATTAGTCATAATCAGATAGAGACAGAGAAACTTATTAGATTTGAGAGGGATTGGTTACGTACCAAATCTTTCAAAGAGGTAGATGAGGATCAAAAGGAAGAGAAAGAAGATCTGAATGTGTTCCAGAAATGGAGAAAAGGTTTCTTGGGCATGTTCAAGTTTGAGCAGAGGAATAAGAAAGAAGATAAAGCAGAGACGAAAGGTACCAAAGGAAAAGAAGAAAGTCCAATAAAGAAGAAGGCAAAGAAAGCAGCTCTGAGCTTTCTTGAGACCATAGCAAATTTCTTGACACCTATATTTGATCTAGTTCTTAAGGCAACATTATTTAAGTGGTTAACTAACCCAGAGAAAGCGAAGAGAGCTGCTAAAGTATTCAAGATGCTTACTGCTATAGGTAAGTTTGGATTCGCTATAATGGGGTTTGGAGTTGGGAATATTGCTAATGGTATTTCTAACATCTTTGGTGCTACTAATAAGACAGGTATTGCTAAGGTATTAGCACCACTTACAGGATTCCTACAGTTACTTGCAGGTATTGCTACACTTAGATACCTATTAAATCCATTAAAACTATTCAGTGATGGTAAGAAGGTAAGAAATCTCTTTAGAGATACTTCTGTTAAGGAGTTAGAATGGAAGAAACAAGAGCAATGGCGTAAGTTTGGTTATAAGGATGCAGAGTCAGGTAAGATATACACTGAGCAAGAATATAAGGCACAGAAGAAGTCAGTAGAGAGACAACAGAAGAAGTTAAGATCTAGGGGTCAGAATGCACAGGCAGATAAGATTGGTCAGAAGTTTAATTCGAGGATGAAGAATCCTACCAGACTACAGTCTGGTAAGAACTTCGGCAAACAGATGATCAAACCTGGCATGCAGAAGGGACTTGCAATAGCAGGTGGTATCACTCGTATTGCATCAGGTATTGCAATGGGTGAGGATAAGACTCAAGCAGTGGGTGCAGGTGTTGGACAGGCAGCAGGTGGTATGTTAGGTGCTGCTGCTGGTACTGCATTATTAGGACCATTCTTAGGACCATTTGCACCTATAGTAGGTAATGCTATTGGTGGTTTCTTAGGTGAGTGGGTAGGTAAGACATTCTTACCAGTAATCAAACCACTATTTGAACCTATTAAGAAGTATTTTGAATTGATGTGGACGTTAGTTCAGGGTGTTGCTAGTGAAACAGGTATAAAAGAGTTTCTTGGTACCTTATTTGACTTCATAGGTCAAATTGGTAAGGTAATGTTTGACGTGATAGGGTGGATAATGAAACCTATCGGTTGGTTATTAGGTGGTGTCATTAAAGTACTGGCAGGTACAATCAAGTTTATTATAAGTGCTGCTAAGAATATATTTGCATTTATGACGAATCCCATAGGATTCGCATGGAAAATTATAAGGGGTAAGGATCCTGGAAAGGATGTAAAACTGGAAGAGATGGCAAAGGGTGGACCTTTGAAACTTCCTGAATATTTCCTTGGTGGTTTATTTAAGAAGAAAGAGAAGTGGGAAGTAACGGAAGAGGTCCATGTTGAGGGTGTATTAAGGTCTATTAAATGGCAGGATATGAATCAACTGCCGAAATATAAAGTAACCAGATCAACAATACTAGAAGGTAATACATATCCAGAATTTGATGCAGAGCAAATTCGTCTAGGTTTGCATAAAGGTGAACAGGATGCACAAGAACCTGGTGAGAAAAAAGAAAAACGTGGTTGGAAAGGTGTATTAGGTGGTGTTGCTGACACTCTAACTGGAGGTATATTTGACTTTGATGGTAAGGGTAATTCTCCTCTACAGCATCTACAGCAACTTCCATTGAAGTTGGCAGGTATGGCAGCTAAGGGAGTAATAGGTGCTGGTAAGAAAATAGTTGGTGGTATAGGTAATGTTGCTAAGGGATTATGGGGTGGTGTAAAGGGACTCTTTGGAGGTAAGAAGAAAGAGATACCTACACCAACTCAAGAAACTCCTGCATATTCAGACCAGGATATGAGGTCAAAGATAGAAGCACAGGTACTCAAACAGCAGGAACAACATAATGCTCTTCAATGGAAGAAGGAGAAGGATGCATCAGTTAGAGATGTAATATTACCACCTAGGACAGTTATAATGAAACAGGTCAATCAACAGATAAATACTATCAAAACTGGTACTCTATCCAGAAGAGTATCAACTGTTCCAAGTCCAATGTTTGTTTGTTAATAGATGGCAAAGGTATCTGCTAAAGTCAATAAACCATCGATGTATAAGATGATCTCTTATAAGGGGGTCACTGGTGTTCAGTCAAAGTATACACCTATAACTGCTGCTGCAAGATTACCAAAGGTTGAGAAGAGTGTAGGTAGAGGACTTCAATCGATTGTATCTGGTCTTAACTCATTAGGATCTACTCTTAATAGTATTGCTGCTAATACACAGAATTCTCTCACCAGTTGGAGAGATAATATTAGGACTCAGATTAAGAGTGCTGATAAGATAGCGAAACAAGAAGCTATCACTGATAGGAAAGATAGGAAAAGAAAAGCATTTAAAGATAAACAGACAAAGAAGAGAAGACTGTTTCAACTAAGGAATAGTAAGGAAGAGAAGGCAGAGAAGAAGAAGGGTAAGAAAGCAGGATTTGGTGAGAGTGCTATAAACGCAGCTAAGAAAGCAGGTGGTGGCATCTTTGCTGCTATCTTTAATCTGTTTGGTGCTCTGGGGGACTTGATTAAGTACAAGATATTTGAATGGATATCACAGAATCCTAAGACGGTAGCACGGTTAGGGAAGATATTGATGGGTATAGGTAAGTTTATATTCAATGTATATTCATTCCTAGGTGGAATGGCACTTGATGGTCTTGTAGATTTCTTAGAGAATCCTATTAGTTTGAAAGGATTCTTTGGTGCGATCAAGTTAATTACTGGTATAGCACCTATATTCGCAACAATGCTATTCCTGAAGAATCCTAAGCTGATTCTTGAGGGTGCTAAGAAAGTAATAGGGGGTTTAGTAGGAGGTCTGAGGAGACTATTTGGATTCCAGAGTAAAGATCAAAAATTCAGGGACTTTAAACTTAAGAAATTAAAAGGTGGTAGAGGTAACTGGTTTGGTACTAAAGCAGGTAAGATTGCTACTGGACTAGGTGCGGGTTTTGCTGGATTTACAATGGCAAAAGGTGAAGGTGCTAGTAATACTGAAGCAGTTGGAGCTGGTGGAGGTGCTGCTGCTGGTCAGGCACTTGGTACTAAAATAGGTGCAAAGGTTGGTGGACCTGCGGGTGCTGTTGTTGGTGGTATTGTTGGTGGTTTAGCAGGTGGTAAGGTAGGTAAGGCAATCGGTGGTCTTATAGAACCTATTGTTAAACCTGTAGGTGATTTCTTTAAGATGATTGGTGATACATTTAATGGTGTTATTGAAGAGATAAAGGCACCATTGGAAGAATTCTTTACTACTCTTGGAAAATTCCTAAGTGGGATACTTGAAGCAGTAGAACCTCACATGCCTATCATCAGTAAGATTTTGGGTATTGGATTTAAGGTACTATTCTGGCCCCTATTCTTAGGGATGAAAGCATTAACCGCAGTCCTTAAACTCTTTACAGGTGGTGAGAAAGGGGAGGATCCTGGTAAGGGAGATGGGGATAAAAAAGGTGACACTAAAAGTGTCAGCTATTCTACTACTGATCCGTTTGAAGCGGGTACTATGGATGATGTTAGGGTTACAAAGGATGGCAAAACACTTAAGAAAGGCGATGAAGGTTGGAAAGAAGCAGTAATAGAAAGTCAGAAGAAATTCAGACAGATGCAGCAGCCCCAGCCTCAAGAAGCAGCTGGTGGAGAATTACCTAAGAAAGCTAAAGGTGGTTGGATTAATGGTCCTCAGTCAGGGTATCCAGTCACATTAAATGGTATTACACCATCATTTATAGGTCATGGTCTTGAGTGGGTAGGAAATAAGAAGGCATCTGGTGGATCCTTTATTGTCCCATTTGATACTCCTGCTACTAGGAGTGATAGCGGTCTAACATCTAGACGAATGAAGCAAGCAAAGAGAGCAGGTTACAGTACTCCATTTGCTGCTGGTGGTGAGTATAAAGTCAATCATCTACACTCTTATGCTAAAGGTGGAGAAGCAAAAGATGATAAACCACAAGGTCTATGGAGATGGTTAGCAGGTGCTGCTGATCATATGACTATGGGTCTGACTGACTTTGACAAACGTGGAAGTATAATTGATGGTGCTAAGAGATTAAAGGATAATATAGGTCAGAAGTTAGAAGATGCAAAACAGAAAGAGCAAGAAAGAAGATTTGTGAAGTTGCAGAATGCTCTTCAGGATAGTTCTTCTACTCAGATTATAAATCAACAGGGATCTCAAGTTGGAGGCAGTGCTGATCTTACTCAAGAAAATCCCATCATTGTTCCTGGTAAGGATCACCATGATGCTGATAAGTATATCTATCCTAAGTTTGGTATTATCAATGAGTTTATGACAGATCCTGTGGAGTTTATGTAAATGCCAGTAGTAGAATTCATTAATCAAGTTGCTCAGACATGGGAGTCTATCACCTATGGTATAACAGAGGGTGATGGATCAGGCACGTTCGATAAAGATAATGCTAGAGACTTTGAGATTCAGAAGTTACAACTAGAGACAGCAGACGGTAGCACAGTATATGATATGACTGAGATGGTATTGGAATTTCAATACCATGAATCTATTGAGTCTTCTTTCTTGAGATGTGATATCAGTATATTAGATGCTATTGACTGGAATAAGAATTTACAGGGTGGTGAGAAAGTTACTATTAAGATGCTAACTGGTACTGCTCTTAGAAAGGATTACTTAGATGTTGAGTTAACTGTCTATAAGATTGGTAGTATATCTAAGGCTGAGAGAGGGCAGTTGTATATCTTACATTGTGTATCTCCAGAGATGTATAAGGATGAGGGTAATAAGATCTTTAAAGCATTTGGACCTGGAGAGAAGTCTATTGATGCTGACAATGTACCAAAGTATATCTGTGATAATTATCTTGGGACTGCTGGAACTAAGAAGGCAAACAAATATAATTTTGAGAGTCATTCCAAATATACATTCATAGCATGTAGTTGGAAACCCAGTGATGCTATTCACTTCTTATCTGATAAGGTAACTAGACTTACTGGTAGTAGTGGTAGTAATAAACAGTCTGGATTCCTATTCTGGTCAAATAGAAATGGATTTAATTTTAGATCTATTGATAGTATTGCTAAGGGTGAAGCAACTAGGAATGGTGTCTACACATACACCTATGTTCAGGGTGCTCAGGAAGGAGCAGATAAAAGGTATGCTATTGAGGCATTAACATACCCTGATAAAGCAAATCATTTAGCTAACATGAGGATGGGTACCTATAAGACATCTGCTATAGGTATATCAATGGGAGTACAGAAGAATAGTTATACACCTGTCTCTGGTGCTAAGGATGAAGCAGATGCAGAAGAGTCAGTGGATGCTGTCACCAGTGAGGGAGGTGTGGTTTCAGGGACTGGATTATCACCTGTACCTAGTGGTACTATTAGTGATCTTAAGGTACTTACATTTAATCAGGTATTTGGTAAGGCAGATAAGGTGGTAGATGGTAATGATGATACTAAAGGCAAACAAGCACAACCACCATTTGTTATGCCAGCATTTTTTGATGTAGAGAAGGCACAACCTACTAGGATGAAGATAAGAGCATTACCTGGTGCAACTCATCAAACTAGTACTGGAAATGTGAATAACGGAACAAACTCTGATGTTGATGTCATGGCAGTTGCACAATATGCAGCAGCAAGGTATAATTTATTCAAGGCAATCAAGTTGAATATAACTGTCGCTGGTAATACAGCATTAACAGCAGGTAATGTCATTGACTTAAGGATCCCTTCTTCTACTGAAGAAGGTACAGAAGTTTTGCTAGATAAGAAGTTCAGTGGTAAGTATATTATTGCGGGATTAACACATATCTATCATAGACAAGGCATGACAACTAGATTATACCTAGTTCGAGACTCGATACCGAAGAATATTACATAAATAACTACACACTCTCAATAGGAACTATGACAACTATAGAGCAACACATACAGCATGATAAAGAGTTATTGGATGATCCCCTAACTAATCCTGCTGCTCGTCGTCACTTTAAAGAAGAGTTGCACGACCTTATAGAATATGCTGACCACCATAAAGCAGAGATAGAAGCTGGTGATCATCATGATCCAAATGCACTAGAATTATTCTGTGATCAGCATCCAGATGAACCCGAATGCTTAGTTTATGACGATTGATCTTTGGTTTCCAACCGCAATATATCATGAAGACTTAAAACCTACTCAACATACTAAAGATCGGATGATCGAGTATTTTGATAGTATACATCATGAAACAGACATAAAGGACGGTAGATATTCTGGTGACATTCACCAGAATTATCAACTGTTTAATGATCCGAGATTTCAATGGTTAAACACTGAGGTCTCTTTTCATTGTAAGAAATTTCTTAGTGCCTTTAATGTTGACGTAGATAAGATTTCAATCTATGCGTCGAAGGCATGGCCTGTGATTATAAAGAAGGGAGGAGATATATTCAGACATACACATCCAAACTCAGTATTATCTGTAGTATACTATCCTCAGTCATCTAATCCTTTGAATGGAGGTAAACTTAAATTCCATTCACCCAACACTAGGCATATGCCTGTGCATCCAGAAGAATTAAATGACCTTACTTATAGTGACACACTATACGTACCTGAGGAGGGTAGACTATTCATATTCCCATCTCACATAGAGCATGAGGTAGAAAGGTATAATGGCATAACTCCCCGATATTCTATATCATATGATATAATAGTTACATCATCTAATAGTAAACATAATAATGAATTTGCTATTATAGATCCATATACTTGGAAAAATATTGACCCAGTGAATACGAATGCTATTTAATGAAGTAGTAGGTCACTATAGGAATAGAAATCAGGCATTCTCTAATCCCTCACAGTGGCCTCAGATAGATATAAGAATAACTGAACCTGAATACGGTAGATTACATGTTAAGTCATGGTATAAGTATAAGGGAGAAGAGGATCCATATAATCATATTGAGTACCAGTGGGCAAAGATGGATGAAAACATCGTCTATACTAAAACTACTAATCTTATCACCAATACTCCTAGTTGTCCTTTCATTTGGAACTGGGATGGAGTTTGGTGGAACGGTAATACTGATGGAGAGTGCATCCAAGGTGATACAAGGATGGACTCAAGAATAAGATTCGATGGACTTAGGTATCGTGCTATAGATACTGGTTATGATTTAAAGACTGGAGACTTTCGATGGGGCAAGCCACCTGAAGAAGGTGAATTTCTCTTTGAAAGACTTGATAAATAAAAGAAACAATTAATATACTATGGGCGTACGTACCGACTATCTTGGAAGAGATACATTTACTTGGTGGGTAGGAGAAGTCGAAGAGATTCGAGATCCTGCTGAGCTGGGTCGTATTAAGGTGCGTATCCTTGGTTGGTATACTGGTAACAGAGAAGGACAGGCATATTTAAAAGAAGTCCCACCAGAGATATTACCTTGGGCAACAGTATTACTACCAACTGACCAACCACAAACCAAGGCAGCAGGTACCACAACAGAATTACAACCAGGAGCATGGGTATTAGGTTTCTTCCTTGATGGTGAAGAAGCACAACTACCAGTTGTTATGGGTGCATTCAGAGGATTTGCACAAGAAAAATCTGATGGTGCCACAACTATTGCTGATGCTACTGCTGCTATAGATTTACAGACTGATACACCACAACAGACTGACCTTACTAATGTTAATGCGATGTCTGGTAATCCATTCCCTAAGAATGAGAATACATCTGCATCTTTAGAAGGAGCACAGGAGGAAGCAAGAGGTGGTGGTATTAATATGGCAGAGGCAGTTACACCTGGTAACTCTGTAACAAATAGTATTAAACCACCCACTGAGATGATGGGTATTGGTGATGGTGTTGCTGGACCTGCTGGTGGTGGATTTGAGAAAGATTTAAAGAGAATGCTGACTGAATTAGGTAATATGTCAGCAGCATTAGGTAGAGCTGAGAATGGATTGATATCTTTAATTAGTGGTAAGACTATAGCAGGAGATAAGATTAGAGAGCACTTAGGGAAGACAATGAACTTCCTCTCTGGTGGTATAGCAGGTATTCTTGCACCTTTGAAAGAGGTGATGGCAAAGTTAATTGCTGAGGTTGTAGGAATGTTAGTGAAGATTATATCTTCATTCGTACCACTGATAGTTGTTAACCTACTAATGTCATTCTTGGATCAGATCTTTGCACTATTCTGTGCTAAGACACCAATGTGGTTAGGACTGGTGAAGGGAGCACTGAGTGATACGGCGAACTTCGCTAACCAAATGGCGAGCCTTGCAATAGATAAGATAGCTACGTCTAAAATAGGTCAGAAGATTGACTCTGCTGTTAAAGGAGTAAGCAACCGTATACTTGAGGGTATCACTGGAGCAATGAATCGTGTTAAGGACGTTGCTGGTGATGTTATCTCTGCTATCAGCACTGCCAAAGGAATGCTAGGTAAGGCAATGGCACTGGGTGAGACAGTGCAGAGTATATTTGAATTTGATTTCACCTCACTAGACTGGGGTAGTCTCCTTCAAATCCTTATGGCAATACTAGGAGCACTATTTAAAAAGAGTTGTAATAGGAAGATAAAGAGGCCGAAGTCCAAGGGGTGGTTCCCACTGATAGGATCCACCGAGTGTGACAACATAGAAGATGCTATTAAAGGTACTCCCTATGAAAATGTAGATGATCTGATTGGTAAGTCAGGGCAAGGATCAGATCTAACCTCATTAAATATGTCTGCTACTCCTACCACCCAATCAGGTGAGATGGGTAGTTATATTGATCAGATGTTTAAGGATACTAATCCATATCTGATGCAGGTTACCAGTCACCTTAGTGGTACTAGAATTATAGATGATGCTACTCCTAAGAAAGAGAAGAGAGTAGTCACTGGACCTGGTGGTGTTAGTAGTTTTGAAGATAAGTTTGGTAACATACACCGTAACATACCTAACAATGAAACTAAGATCATTGCTAAGGACAAGTGCGAGAATATTAAAGGTAACTATTGTTTAACAGTAGAGGGTGACTTCTATGTTAAGGTCATGGGTAACATGCACCAAGAGGTAGCAGGATCATGGAATGGTCACTACTCTCAAGGTCCACAGTCAGAGTCGGAAGGATCCTCTAGTTCACCAGATCTTACTGGTGGAGGTGATGCTATGTCACAGGTAGATACTAATGTTACTCAGGGTACAGTATCTGCTGATGTGGTATCACAGTCACAAGACATAGCAATGTATGGTGAGAAATCAAGGAATAAGGTACTAAGGAAAGAGAATCTAGGTGGTTTCTATCCAGTAGAAGATATCCCATTCGATCCTGGTGCTGACCACATGGGTAGGACACAGTTTGGACCTCAGTTATCAGGAGGTCTACAAGATTCAACTGAGCAGAAATCTTCTGAAAGATTTGAGGGTGACAGAGACATCGCAGTTAGTGGTGAATTGAAGGTACAAGCAGCGAAGACAAGTTATGCTGCTATCGAATCGTTGATGATTAACTCACAAAACGTTAAGATAGAAGGTAATACTATTGAATCGGTTGCGGACGGTGAAATTATACAACAGGCCAACTGGATATCATCATTCTTAAACTCAGGTAGATTTGAGTTTATTGCACTATTCAATATGACTGCAACTTCCTTGACTGGACAATTCTCTATGGTTAAGGGTTGTATCGTTGATATTACTACAGACTTACCATTCCCAGGTGTTGCACCACCAACTCAGGTTAGGATCTCAGTGGGTCAGCAAATGCCTAGTAGTATGGCAGACATTCTTGCTGGTAGTACCAATGCATTCCATGCGACGTTTATCTCAGCACCTACTGGTGTCATTGCAGAATTTGTCCCACAGGGTGCTATTATTAACCAATGTAACAATGGTCTAGGAGCATACGTGGTCAACAACGGTTACATGGCAGTCGGTTGTGCTGCTGGTCCCTGTCAGGTCTTTGGCTTGCCAGTTCTGCTAAACTAGTGTATACTGAATCCAAGTATACCCTTACTATGGCAAAAATCACAGGTGACAACGAAACGTATCTAGAGCATATCTGGGTGAACGTTGCAAAACGAGAAGTTAAGATTATGGATAATGAAGGTTACGATGAGATCGTGACATGGGAATTCAGTCCAGACGGAGTGGATGGTTTCACTGAGACCTTGAAGCATTTCCGAGAGATGGTACCAGAAGATCAGATCACATACCTATGAACATCATTAACCTGACACAAGAAGAATTTCAAGAGAATGTACCCTTCTCACTTAGATTGGTAGAGAAAGGAAATACATTAAAGGTAACTACAGTCAATGGTATTGTCTGTATTATATCACCTGTAGCATCTGTTGCTCAAGACCCAGAGAAACCAGAGCTAAATATACCAAACCCTGATGAGTTTGTCCCTGATCCAGTGGGAACACGAGCATTTGTGGACGGAGCATTGAGGGAGATGACACAGGGTCTGTAATGAAAGGACGTATTACTAGGAATTACTGTTATTTGAATGACAAAGTAGTTGACATGTGGTATGTTCAAGGTATCCCTTTCACCTTCGATGAATTGCCAGATCCGATGGCAATCGAAGAGATACAGCAGGAAGCTGCTAGTAATGAAAGATACACAATGGAGGACATGTATAGGTACTCTCAGTATCTTATATCGGAATTATGTCATCCTCTACTGTTTACAGTAGAAGATTTTATTGAAAATTATGAGGAAGTTCCTGAATGAAGATTTTTTTAGACACTGCTGATGTCCCGACCATTCTCAAACATTGGGAAACTGGTCTGATTGATGGAGTTACAACTAACCCATCTCTTATTCGTAAGAGTGGTAGAGATCCAGAGGATGTCTATCGTGAGTTAGCAATGGCAGGTATACCTGACATTAGTATGGAGGTAGTCGAGGATATGATTGGTGAGGGTAGAAGACTCTCTAAAGAATTCCCCGAAGTTTGTACCGTCAAGGTGCCATGCACACCAGAAGGACTAAAAGCATGTAAAGTATTATCAGATGATGGAGTGAGAGTAAATGTTACGCTTATCTTTAACGCAGCTCAGGCTATACTTGCATCAAAGGCAGGTGCTGCGTACGTTTCTCCTTTTATTGGGAGGTTGGATGACAATTCTGTTGCTGGACTGGAGGTTGTCAGATCTATAAGCGAAGTATATAGAGTGCAAGGAGTTAAGACTGAGATACTTGCAGCATCTATTCGTGACGTATATAAAGTATCAAGATCATTCTGGAATGGTGCACATATAGTTACCATGCCACCTAAGATCTTTGAAGGAATGTATAATCACATTCTTACTGATAAAGGACTAGAGATATTTGATGCTGATTATCAAGCAACTATATCGAGATCTAAAGCATTTACCATACCAGAGATAAATAATGGGAAACATGGTAAAGACTTAGATGCATTCTGATTGGTCTCTCGAAGAGTTAAAAAGGTCCATAGTTGACAGTGCTGAGGATTATGATAGAATAGTCAAAAGTATGAAAGAAAATGAGTCTGAAAAGCGAGAAAAGAAGAGCACAAGTGAAGAGTAGGTTCTACTACATCTTCTGGGCAATAGCAACAGTATCAGTATTTACAGGACAGTTATATGTCGGATCTGGGTATCGTGAGATGTCCAGATCTTTTAATAGGGTTATAGATGTCTTGATTATAGAGATGGAAAGACCTAAGTTTCTGCCTGTAGTACATTAAAAACCCCCTTTCGGGGGTTACTGTCTACACATAACGATAGCCGCTGTTGCAGATTGAAAAAGATGAAAACACTCCAGAGTTAACAGAGCAAATGTCTACAGAGTCTTTCTTGCTCATATGTGTCACTCTCAATAAGACAAGAGAAGTAATCATCGATTAATTCATCTTGTGGTGTGTTTAAGCAACGGTCTGAAGAGTGCTTCCACTCAGCTAATTGATTTTGCGGTCTAAGGTTATGCATAGGACAGTCGAATAGGGGAAAATAACAAAAGAGTTTTCAATTCATCTTGTTTGCCTCGATTCTACCACTATTTATATGTTGGTATCAACAAATACCGTAATTCCCTTAACAAATATTATTGCCTACGAGGTTATACCTAGTGAAAAGGGTAGCCCGTAAGTCGTATAAATAAAACTGTAGCAAATTGTGTTGAAATTTCGTGGCAACTAAACGAATATCCCAGTTAGAAACTATTGCAGATGGATTGGTAACTGGTGAAGCTATTCTGCCCATCGTTATTTCCGACCCACTAATACCAAACAGAAAGGCCAAGATAAACCAACTGTTTCGTGGACTTAGTGCAGGAACAGCGACCCAGCCAGGACTAGCTTTTGACTTAGACCGTGATAGCGGTATCTACCAGTCAGCAGTAGATGAAATAGGTATTACTTTTGGTAGTGCATCACTCTA